CAGGTTGTTGCGCACCGATTGGTGCGGGAGCAGTAGCTGCCAACAACGAGACCAAGTTAGCGATGGCAGCGGCAACGGTGGCGCCTGGTGTAGCCATGGCTGATGCACTAAGCGTTCCCGATTGGTTCACAAAGAACGCCCATGCCGCACTGTCACCAGTTGGCAACGTCCCTGCAATGGCGGCCATGTTCGTACCAGCCGCCACATAGACGACCGTTCCGTCAACCATCGCCACGATAGCGGAACCAGCCTTAGCCAGCGGTGAACTACCGGCACTAATGACCAGACCAGCCTTGGTGAACATGCCGGTATTTTTCAAATTAATCAAATCGCCAACGCAATCGCCAAGCTTTGCCGAGTTCATTGCCGGCGACGACTTATTGACTTGTTCCTGCTTTGAACCCTGCGGTGCTTTGCTCATTTCATTCTCTCTAAAAAATGGCCGGAGGCCGGTTATTCTGTTTCGCTGTCGTCGCCATCAGATGCAGAGTTCGACGCACTCTGCAGCGTCAGTGTTCTTTGCTTTTCAGCGAATTCTCTGGCTTCAACAAATTTTTTGATCTCAGCGGCAAGGCGTTGCGCTTTCCAGCGCGAGTCAACCTTGATACCGAGGTCTTCGGCTTGGACTGTCAGCGCAAGTATTTCGCTGTCGGGACCGTCGGCCAACGCAAACCCTGTGATTGACGTAAATCGCTTTGCCTTTTCTTCCGAGACATCGGCAGAAATCACATGCTCTCCATGCCGCTCGAAGGCAACGCCATCAATCAAAGTGGATGCGTATTTTAACTTGCAAATTACTCGTGGCATGATCAATTACTCAAGTGGTTGAGATACCCCGGCCGAAACCGGGGTCCAAGCGCATTGGAACGATTACTCGTTCGTGAATGGCCGCCAGGTGGCCTTGCTTGGCAAAATGTTTTTGATATAGCCATGGTGTTTCGGCTTTGTCATACGCAGATAACCAAACAGGAACTGGAACCACGAGATAACCGGCACGCCGCCGACACCGAAAGGCAAAGGAATCTTTGTCATCGGTTGGAATTGACGCCAGCCGATCGCGTCAGCGGCTTGGCCCATGTTCAACAACGGCACCTGGAACGTTCCCGGGATATCGGCGTTTTCGTCGGTATAGGTGGTGGTCGCTCCCGCGCATGGAATGACCTTGAACATGCGCAGAGTCGAGGACGTGTTTGGACCATTCTGATACGAACGATACAACACGTATCCGCTTTCGGTAGCAGCAGCCGAGCGCGTAATGGTCAAGACAGCATTGTCGCCAGCGGCAACGGTAGTCTGGATGCTTTTCACGCAAGCGCTGTAGCCTTTGCCGGTGGCATCGATTGCTGCAACTGCCCAGTAGTAGAGACCGGCACGGCTGGCATTGAAGGTGCTCGACGGGTCCGAGTTGACCGCAACAGTCAAGCCAAGCGGAAGGATAGCGGCGTTGGCGGTAGCGGCAGCGGTATAGTTAGGATCTGTTGCGCCGTCCCAGGGAACGATCATCGGATTCAGTTCGTCGTTCAAGAACGTATCCATGTGCGTTTTCATCGGGCCATGAGTCAAGCGAATCGCTTCGACGTGGCCGCCGATCATCGGCGTATTCGAACCCTGCGGCATCCAACGATAGGCTGGGTCCAGATCCGTGTTCAGATCGAGTTGGATTGTCTGCGGCAAGAATGCGTCTGTGCTTTTACCCCAGCTACCGTACCCTGAAACATTGGCGTTGATGGCAGAGAACGGAAGCACGCTATTCAATTTCGTGCCCTGCATGTCGTAGATGTTCCCGCTCGACATCTGACCGGCGGCGATTTGAGCGTCGATCTGCGCAAAAATACCATCGAATTGAACCGGACACGCAGCGGCATTGCCGTGGAAAAGCATGTATTCGGCATCGGTCAGCAGTTGCAGAGCGCCGTTGCGTTCTTCGACGGCCGTGGCTTCGATGATATTTTTGCCGATGTTCAAGACGTATCCGACTTGACGCAAAGACATCAGGAATTTGACCAAGCCGACTTCACGAGCGTATGCGCCTTGAGCTGCTTGCACGACACCCATTTGCGAGTTCGCGGAGCCGCCCAGGACACCGCCGACGCCAGTCTGACGCACGTATTCGTCAACGATGTTCGTTGCGTTGGTACTTTGCAACATATTGAACAACGTAAAGTTCTCGTTTTCCTGGATAACGGTCTTCATGGCCGTATCGAGAGATTGAACGCCCAACGAGCCGCCGCCAGTCAGGGTCGCGACGTCAGTTTGGTAGTTGCTCGCCTGGAGGGCTTTTTGCAAGTCCTCGAATTGAGAAAGGGCACCGCTCGTCGAGCCGCCCAAAACAGGGTTAGCACCGCCTGGCACAACCCCCGCATATTGATTAAAAATTCCAGCCATTTTGAATTCCTCTTAAGTTGACGGGTTTGTGGGGTGGGTTATGCCAAGACCTTG